GATCGTGTCCTATTGTTAAATGCCAACCTTCACCGTGCCAAAAGATAATAGGCTTATAGTGTAGTGATGGTCCTACATTGTCTTGTAGCCATTGTAACACAGGTGCATATTCATTGTAAACTTTTATGGTCGTTATTGCCATTTTAATATAAACCACTCTAAATCTTTTTTATACCTGAACCAAAATATAGAGTTATTAGCATACCAGCGTTCATATGGAGTCCATACTCCTGGCTTGTCTTCTGTGCCACTAGGACCAAAAGTATTAATACACCAGGACATAACATCATCCCAAACTATATTTTCATTTATTGCACGAAATGGTTTAACAGAATAATACTTTATACCGTATACAGTGCCTTCTTCGATATTCAATGTCATTGCCACCTCAACGCAAACATTGTAGCATCCTGTTCTCGGGCAAAATGATATTCAAGATAACCATATCTATGCACCACACACCAAGGGCGATCTTCTGATACTGTGTCCGGGGCAGGAGCGTGTGTGCCTATATTGGCTAATAACCATTCGTTTATAGGACCTTCATCAACAAATCGATTTGGCGGTGTTGACCAGTATAATCTAACACTTGCTAAAATCATTGCCACCTCAATGCAAATAGTAATGCGTCTTTATCACATTCAAACTCAATAAACTTCTCAGTAAGATATCCAGGACTGTGATAGTAACGATGCTTACAGTTTTCTTCGAGCCATTCGTTTACTTTATAATCCTTATAGCTTATTTGCCACTGTGCCTGTACACCATCAGTAGTATGTGCGTAGACTACCTTGTGAAGTTTCGGAAGTTTTCCATTAAATTCCGGAAGATGATTATAGATTACAACGGTCATGACCACCTCAACATAAACCAAGTATACGCTTGTTCATCATAAAAGTCAAGATATCTGTCACCGTAACCTCTTAAAGGATTTATGGGTTTCGCTATCCAAAAGTTTGCCGACCAGTCCATGAGAGCATGATTGATTTCTTCCTCACCGAAACTATCTGGACAAAAGTTATACCACCATTGTGGGATTTCTAATGGATTGCGATCTTCTTCAAATATCTTTATTCTAATCACGACCACCTCAACAAGAACCACTCAAGGTCTTCTTTACGACTAAAGATTACTTCACCCCATTTAATACCATCACTCCATCTGATTTGTTGGGTATTTGTATTGAAGCCGGGGTTGCCGTATGTTTTATAACACCAACGAGTAATCTCTGCTCTAATTTCCTTAGTATTTGCTTTGAATGCCGCATAATATTTAATATCACAAGCATAATCGTTTTCAGGTATTAGCTCATAGGGCGGTGAAGTATATGTATGAATAAACATTATGACCACCTCAACATAAACCAAGCAAACTTTCTTTCATCAACAACACGATAATCTTTAAGACTATGATTTTTTGAATTCACCTCAACTTCTATACCATATTCTACCAGAATGCGATGTAGTTGGGCATCATATTTTGGATTGCCTGTGATGTACCTTGCTTCGGATACGATATCACAAGGAACATAAACACCATGTTCGTGGAACTCTCGTGATAGTAATATTTGTAATTCACTAGGTTTCACGACCACCTCAACATAAACCAAATCATATCTTTACGAGCATCGGGATAATCTAAAAAATAAAAATCAATCAAATCGTGTGTGATAACATTATCATCTCTGTGATATTGATTAGTAATATAGTGTGGACAGTTTTTCTTTGTCCATTGAATAGCACTATACAAATCAAGTTTGTTACGGTCTACTGTTATGTAGTTGTCTGTAATCTTCATATGCCAGTTGTCCATCATTGCCACCTCAACGCAAACATAGTAGCATCTTTACCATGCCGAAAATAAAAGTCAGTGTGGCTAAATTGATAAACCACATTCCACCGATCCTTAAAGGATCCAATATTCTCACCCAACCAGTTTTCAACTTCGATGATTTTTATATCAAGCTGATCTACATCATATCTAACCTTGTAGGGCCATAGTTCTTTCTTTAGTTGTCTCATCCAAATCTCAACATAAAATAACTTGCATTGCTATCATTGTAAAAAGTAAACACAGCGTGTTTTTCTATTTCTGGTTCCCAGTTAGATCCACTAAAGTTATCGTATTGTGCTTTGTAATAAGCATAATCAAAATCAACACCTTGTTTCCAACCCATTGAACGTAATTCATATCCTATTTCCATAGTTCGTTTGGCATCAATGTATAGGGTTACTTGTTTCATCCCCAAGTCAACTCAAATACTATTGCATCACGTTGATCCATAAAATAAAAATTCATACCTTCTTCGCCGGGGTGTGTAGTAAATCTCTCATCGGGTAATCCATACTGTTCTATTGCCCATGCACAGGCTTCAACCCAATTTTCTCTTACCCACGGTATACAAATCTTAGTACCCGCCGGTTTGTAAGATTTCTTTAACTGTTTTAACATTTTCTAGTTCACGATTAAACTTGATCTTCCATAACTCTGGATTGATATAATCAATAACCATCTTTACTTGTGAGTCATTCAAGTTATCTAGGAATTTTACACCACTGTCACTTTGATAGAACATCCAAGGACTTATTTTACCATTAGTAATACTATGACATATCTTGTTAGGATTACCATAGCGTAGATAATCTTTAGAGAGTATACCTTCAGCTTCAGCTAAATCTATGGTAGTTTGGACACTACGTGCAATTGCATCCAATGGATCTTCAACACGCAAATATTCAATTAAGTATTTTGTGTAGGTGGAGTCAGTAGTCCAAGTATCAATACGTATTTGATTTTTTAATAACCAATCAACATACCTGCTAATGTTAATAGCATTGATATCTGCGCAATGACTTCCAAACTTTACGAAAGCAGTATAATAGGCACTACGAATAAACTCATCGTATGTTTTATTCTTTTTGCTTGACGTATTCTTTTTATAAAATTGCAACCAAGATTGAAATCCAATACGATTACCTTGTAAGTCTTTGTTCAAGTAACGTTGTTTGTTTTCACATAGGTGTTTAGCCATAGTAGATTCACGCTGGAACTCTCTATTGCAAAACTCGCAACCATACTTGGTTGACTTATCAATTGCCTCTGTCTTTTTCGTATTGAGAGATATCTTCATCTGTTACTGTCTGGCTTAATACTTCAATGTCTGCTATTTTTAAATGGGGATATATTTCTGCAAGATGCATTTTCTTTTTTTGCTCTTGCACAAACTGTTTTGAATACTCTGTGATATCTTCACTGTTTGCTTTAGGGTATATCTTTGTAAAATATTCTTTTGTATCTTTTAATACTGCGGGTTCTTTTAACAAACTTACACGCTCTTTAATCTGTGGCAACCACTGATGATATTGTTTACCTAATCCGGGACTAGCCGCACATAACATATACCATTGTAGTTTAGGATGCTTGCCTACACTCTCATTAAAAAAGTATTTGTTAGCGTTATATTCGGTACTCATTACATAGTAACCCGCAACATCACCCGAACCTTTAACATAGCTTAACCATTTGATTAGCATAAAGGGAACAAACTTACGCTGTTGTTCAGGTGTAAGTCTATCATAGTAACCATAGTCTTTCTTATCTAATGCCGCAATAGCTTCAAACAAGTTAAAGTCTTGATTCTCTAGTTTCTCATCTTGGGGTATTGCTTGTTTCTTCGTTGCCATTAGAATGCCTGACTATAATCTACAATCTCGCAGTTACGACTAATCTCTTTTACAAAATATACACAACGTGGCTTATCACCATCATCGATAGGAACACATAAGAACTGTCCGTTTTTCAATCGAGGTGCATACCAAGTTACGTCATGGTAAATATCTACAATCTCAATAGGAACAAATGAGGGACTGAAAGCAGTAAGTGGATTAAACTCAAACGCATTGAATCCTCTATCGTTAATACTTGTTAGAGGCAATGTTTCTAAGTCACCGTGTTCTTGTTCACCAATAAGTATCTGCCAATCAATCGGCATCTTAATAGTTTGATTACCTATCTTCAATACAAGTGCAGGACTATTAAATGATTCTAAAAAGATCAATGGGATATAATGATAGTCTACATTACTAGGGTTACTGTTATCTAAGATAGCAAAACGCAGGTCATCAATTTCTTCGGGAAGTGTTTCTAAGTTATAGAATTCGTTGTCTAGGGTTAATATTCGCATAATAGTATTGTAACACTTTCTTATCTGTATGTCAACTTTTCTAAGTCAAACGGGTAATTAGCTTCTTTATAAAAAGCTTTACGTTGTGTCAAATGACGTTTGGCAAACTTACACGAACTAGTTACATCCCAGATTTGGACAAAATCTTTATCCTCAGCTTTTCGGATACCCCTACCAATAGACTGGATAACTCGCACAAACGATTTACCAGGTTCAATGAGCACCAAATTAAAAATTCTAGGGATGTTAATGCCAACCGCAGCCACACCATATGTAGCCACGATAATCTTGTTTGTGCTTGTTGCGATTTCATCATATTCTTCTTTCCTATCAGTCATATTAGTAGCACCACTAACGAATACACTATCGGGTAATCTACTAATCAATTCTTTACCTGCATTAACTCTATCTACTAGAATCAATACATTGCCTGTTTCTTTAATCTTTAATATCAATTCAGCAATTGCATCAAGTCTATGTGTATCTTCAAGCAAATGTTTCAATTCACTTTGATAATTGCTAAACTCTACTTCATCTTTAAGTTGAACAATGTTAACGTGACACTGTGCCAATACACCCTGATCTTGTAACTCACTTGCACTTAGTTTACTAATTACAGGACCTAAGCTTACAAATAAAGACTGTGCTTCAAACTTAGCTTTAGGAATAGTTCCAGTCAGTCCCCAACGAATGGGCACTTTAGCGAATACGCTAGTAAGTAATGTTTTAAGTGCATCAGCTTTTGCCATATGCACCTCGTCAACCATTACACAAACTACACCTTCAATGAAGTCCATAATATCTGCTTCACCTGCTTTAGTTTTCTTAAGCATATTATTAAGACTTTGCCAAGTACAGATAGTGTGCGTCTTATTATATTCCTTACGATCACCGAAGTATACACCAACATCTAAACCAAGATTAATATAATCTGCTTCTGTTTGTGTTACTAGACTTTTATTAGGCACAATAACAATACTACGACCATATTGTTCTACACTATGACTTAGTGTGGCAGTCATCAATGTTTTACCTGCACCTGTAGCAATTTCTTGTAATGATTGTGGGTTCTTTAAAAAGTTGTTAACAATATTGATTTGATAATCACGCAATACAACCGGCTGACCTTCAATAGGATGACCTTTAGGCCAAGTTTTGTGTTTAAACGTATCCTCGGACACTTCAGCGAATTCAAATGCAGTAGTATAATCTCTAGTATCTTCTAGCTCAATGTCATACCCGGCGTTGTCTAATAAGGGAATTATTTCAGGCAACAAGTTAATATAAGTTGAGCCACCTAAACTAAAATAACTTACTTTACCATTCCATCTACCTAAACGTACAGCAGGCAAATATCTTGCACCAGGTACTTCATACTCAAATAGTTTCATCAGTGCTTTACGCTCTGCTAATTCTACTCCTTCTATCTTTACGTTAACTTCATCTTTAACGATTATCTTACATTGTTTCATTTAATTCCTAAATTAACGGGTTCTGAGTTTACGCACTTTATAACTTTAAATAACTTTTTTGGAGAATCCATCATACCATAAGTTCTGTGATGAATCATAACAGGTTTATCATAATCTTGCAATAGACTATGGTCTCTTATTAAGCTAATATTAAACTCATCTAAAATACTTTTATTGATATTTTCGGGTACAGATTTTTTAGTAGCTCTACCCGGTTCAATGATGCCATCACAACCCAATTCAACTAACCACTTTACAGCAGAAGGTAAATCTCTAACTTCACACTCGACCCGATAACTAATCGCAAGTGTTATTTTCATAGGATCTTCTGTATCAATAAAGTGTTCAATTACTGATTCGCTTATATTGATTCCATATTGTACATAGTCCGCTACCATTTTTAAATCATTGGTTAGCGGTATGTCTTTGATGTAATCATATAAAATATCATTACACGCGGCAACGTAGTAGTGTCCGTTATTGTAAATAAGCGTCGGCTCCCAATATTTAACAGATTCGTATTCGCTAAGACTATTGATTATTTGTGTAGTAATTGGACAGTAATCAATTACGCTGAAATGGTCCGCACTCATCATTATCAATGATTTTAAGTTGGTAATACCATAGTCTATCTCATACTGCCTTTTATCTCGAAACCATTCCATTGTGTAGATTGGGTTCTTTTTCAACGCAGTTAAAAATGCTTTATTGAAGGGGCTTCTGAAAATTATCTTATTGTTTGAAATAGAAATAGAAGCATTGGTATATTGCGGAGAACTCGCTATTGTGTTACATTTCCAAGTTAACAACAATAATTCATCAGCATCGAGTTTATGTTGTGTAAACTGCCTACGATAGTTTAATACAATTTTTCTAAATAATGAATGTTGGTTGCTGGTTATAGTGTTGTTTTTCAATATCAATGTAGTTAGATTATTGACAAACTGTAGGTCATACCTGCTTAGTCTTAAATTGACAAGCATAAAAGTAGCAACATCTTCGAGGTTTTTAAAATCCATGCAATATTATAACACAAACAAAAATATAAACAAATGTAATGGTAAAAGGAGCAGTGCTCCTTTTTTATCGAAGAGGACTTATTGACATTGCCTCTACGCACACTGCAGGGGTTAACCTTTCATACAAGTTGTCTTAGCAAGATTCTGCCAGTTGTTGGGGCTAATCTTAACTAAGTCTGCAATCTTCAAGCACATACGCAAGGACACTTCACGTAGTTTTGTATGATTGTCCCACATAAACTCAATCACATTTTGCGATTGTTCTTCTGTGAAATCATAATCCTTAAACAAGCCACCATCAGCATCACGATGCACTTGCTTGATGCGCAACATCTTGTCACGATCACCATCAATAGTCAGGTCCAAGAAGTGACAGCGTGACTGCAACGCTTCTAAGTGATCCTGCAATTTCTTAGACTTCAAGTTGCTGAATTTCAAGTTAGTGATAAAGATAGCACTACCATTGAAGTTGAAAGTATTCGGGATACCTTCTTCACGCAAGAGTCGTGAATCACTGTTCCAGCAAATTCTACGTGTCTTGCCTGAATCAAGTGCGGCCTTGAGAATGTTCAATGCCAAGTCATCAGTGAAAACTGAGTCGCAGTCATCGAAAATCAAAACGTTCTTTGAATCAGAATACTTGTATAGTTGAGCATACAAACCCAATGCAGTCATTGCACCTTTAACAATGTTAAAGCGAACTTTCTTACCTGCAAGCTTGTCAAACATGCTTGCCTTTTCCATTTGTGTTTCAACACCATGTGACTTACC